CCGGGGTGCTTTCTGAGTCTTGTCAGACTCAACTCTCCTTCTCAGGAAGAGTGCTAACAATCACGAAGGATAGCTCTATGTGCATACCAGTCGTCCTGGCGACCATCTATGTTGAGGCATGCTTGTTCGTTCTTTGGCTTCTAGCCAGGAACGAGCGACAAGCTCTCAATGAGAGGAGGCGCCAGCGGAAGCTGATGTGCAAATGGGAGCAATTCCCGTACAAGTTTTACAACTTGGACGATCTCTTTCGTGAACATGACGTCGATAAAGGGGCCTCAAAACCTCCTAAGACTAGTGACCCTCGTTCGAGGGATGTATGACAACCGGAAGCGTATCCGTCACCGCGCCAACGATCTACGACTATTCAATGTCGAAGACCTGGAACGGACAAGACGGGATGTACGAGCCCAGTGGTCGGCAGAAGTGGAATAATTACACTTCGGAGTGGCGGAGTCATAGTGACCAACTCGGTCAACGAAACTTCGTCGCTCGCGTAAATGCCGTAGCTGATGCTACTATCTGGAGCCCTGCAGACGAACTCCGTTTGCAGAGCCAGTTAGTTAAGCGTATCAAAGGACACGAGTTTAACCTCGCGGTTGATCTCGCTCAAGCTAATCAGCTTGTCACGATGTGCGCTAAGACTATCCGGATGCTGGGGCGCTCCATGCTCTATTTGAAGCGGGGGAATATTTCCGCCGCCTTGAGAGAGTTAGGAGTCGACGGTCGAAACAAGAAGCTTAAAAGCAAAGATGTTTCAGGCCGTTGGTTGGAAATACAATACGGGTGGGGTCCTTTTGTGGGTAGTTGTTACGAGAGTGCGAAAGCATTCGAGGCAATTAGCCAAGGAAGGAGCACTCGGGTTGTAGCTAAGGTTGAAAGGAAGGTTATGAGCGAAAGCTCTGCCTCTCCTTCCAGCTATTCTGCTCCTGCCGTGGTATACGCCAGGAAGCGGATAGTCTGCGAGTTAAACGAGGAATTATCATTCGCTCGTACTCTAGGACTGCTTGACCCCGCGAGTGTTGCGTGGGAGGTATTCCCATTCAGCTTCGTGTTCGACTGGTTCTTGCCGGTCGGTACTTACTTGGAAAACCTTGCGGTTATTCCTAACCTGTCGGGTCGGTTCTGTTCCACATTAATGCAGGGGTATGACTCCTCATTTCTAGTGGCTAAGAATCCGGCCTACACAGGGACACGTAGGATAGGCAAGTTTATTCGGTTAACGAGGACGATTTCTACATCCTTAACGGTGCAGAGACCAACCTTTACTAATCCGATAACAGCGGCGACATGGAAACGAATTCCCAATGCCGTGTCGTTAGCCCATCAGCTCCTTGGTGAGTGACTAATCATCACTCTATTCTTATCTTAACTTAACGTAATCCATAAGGAAGGCAACATGCCTGCAATGACAAACATTCTTGTCAAAGATGACGCGGCCACTCCCAAAGAGTGGACTCTTACCCCGGTCACCGACACGCCGATCCCGCAGTGGCGAGCAAACGATGCTGGAATCCCTTTGATGGGCCAGCCGCGACTCTCGTCGTCAACGGAACAGCTGAAGTCTGGTGATTGGAAGATTACCGCGAAGTTGGAAGTCCCCGTGATGGAGACTCTCGGTGCTTCGGGTTCTTCGACGGGATATGTAGCGCCACCTGCGGTCGCTTACACGCTGACGAACATCAACACGACGTTCGCCCCGGCGCGTAGCACGACTGCGGATCGCTCCAACATCCTGAAGATGATGGTTGGCATCCTGCAGGGAGCAACCTCGACGACGGCTACTGGCACTCTTGCCAATACCGCCGCGGGGGACGCCTGGAAGAATTCCAGTGCGCCGTTCCCTCAACTCTTTGTCAATCTTGTGGTCCCTAACTAGGACCCATTCCCGCCAAGTTTGGGGCTTACTGCCCCCACACGAGTACCATAAGGAGGTACCATGTCTTGGGTACGCACCAAGCCGATTGAGCAGCACCTGCTGTTCATGAAGCAAATGTCTCAGGTTCTTGCGGCTTGCGGTGGTCCACTGTGTAAAGAGCTAGACGCTCTCATGCAGGTTGGACGTTTCCGCGATGTAGTTGACTTTAAAATCGACTACGAACGAGGCTACGACTACTCCGATTATTGTTATGCCCGACAGATCACGGCTCTTGTTGAGAAACAAGAGTTCTTGGACCTAGGGTTTGATAAGAAAGGAGCGGCCGTTAAGGCTTTTATCGCTGCTGAGGAGAAGTGTCGAGAAACGAACGATCGCCTTGATCTCCCCTGTCCCACAAGGGACGTGAGCGCAGTATTGCACTACGCTACGCGAAAAATCGCGGAGGTTTTGGGCGACTGTCCTACTTTCGACGAATTGGACTTCTTCTTCGGACCCGGAGCGACGACTAACGTCAAAGGACGACATGCTAACGCTAGGCGTAAGCTGTCGACCAGAATGGCGTGTAGCGAAGAGCTCTTACCAACTGTTGGACAGCTCCTAGAAGAGCTGCCATTATGGGTGAACGCCGTAGGCACTCCGTTAGACCAGGATTGGTCGAGGGTTAGTGTACCGGTTGACGTCTCTGTTGGCAAACTTCACTTCGTGCCAAAAAACTCTAAAACGTTCCGCCCGATCTGCATCGAGCCGGTCCTAAATTCCCTTCTTCAGAAGGGCTATGGATCGGTGATGAAGCGTCGGTTACGGAAGTTCGGGGTTGATCTATTTGACCAATCGAGAAACCAGGAACTGGCTGGGATTGGTAGTCGCGAGGGAAACCTTGCGACGATCGATCTAAAATCAGCTAGCGATACTGTTAGTATCGGCCTCGTGTTCCATCTGCTGCCCTTTGATTGGGCGACCCGTCTGGCTGAATGCCGGACTGGGCAAGTGGAGTGTGAGGGGGTACTTCTCAACCTTGAGAAGTTTTCCTCTATGGGGAATGGCTACACTTTTGAGCTGGAGAGTTTAATATTCTTCGGTCTTATGAGTGGGGTTATCTCCTATATGAAACAGATAGGCGAATTAGGATATGGGTTCGACGCCCCCTTGGGCGTCTATGGGGACGATTTAATTGTCCCCACAAACTGCTATGATTTGGCAGTTAAGGTCCTGTCCTATTGTGGTTTTGATGTAAATCCACAGAAGTCATTCTGCGCGGGTCCCTTTCGGGAATCATGCGGGGCTGACTATTTCGCTGGTCGCGATCTCCGTCCGTTCTACCTCCG